TCAGCGACACGCAGCGCCGGATCCTCGACTTGTTCAAAGGCGATAGCCGCGTTCTCCTGACGCGCGACGAGATCGCCGCAGGCGCGAACCTCGGAGTGCCGACCGTCTGCGGCCGCGTGAACGAGCTGGTTAAGGGCGGCGCGCTGGCAGTGCGCGACTCGGCGAAGCGTCCGGGCAAGCGCAACCGTCAGCAGCTCATCGGGCTTCCGGTCGAGGTGGCAGCGTGAGCCAGAAGAACATGCCGTGGTTCCGGATGTACTCCGACTTCCTCAACGATCCGAAGATGATCACGCTCGCCTTCGAGGATCAGCGTCACTTCATCGGCGTGCTCGCGCTGAAGGGTGAAGGCACGCTCGATAACGCCTGCGCGCCCGAACTGCTGACGCGCATCGTCGCGCAACGCCTCTGGATCGATCACGCGGTCGTCGGCGAAGTGAAGCGTCGCCTCGTTGCTGCCGGCCTGATCGATGAGAACTGGCAGCCGCTGGCTTGGGAGAAGCGTCAGATGCGCTCCGACTCCAGCACCGAACGGGTCCGTGCGCATCGTGAGAAGGCGAAACAAACACGTAACGAAGATGAAACGTTGCAGGAACGTTCCAGTAACGGGCTAGATAAGAAGAGAGAAGAAGAGATAAGAGAAGAGGAGAGTAAAACGAAACCCGCGCGGCGTGCGCCGCGAGTTGCGTTGAATTCTCAGATTCGCAGCCTTGAACTTCCTGAAGGCATCTCCGCTGACGTTTGGGGCATGTGGTGCGAGCACCGCGAGGCTAAGACCAAGGAGGCGCCGTGGACGCTCGCAGCCGCCAAGGTGTCGATCAAGCGCCTGCTCAAGCTGATCGGCGAAGGCCAGACGCCTGAAGTCACGGTCGAGGAAGCGGTGCTACGCGGCTGGACCGGTCTGTTCCCGGTGAAGGCTTCGGCAGTCAGCACGGCCGGCGGCGCGGCGGTAGAGATTCCGGACGGATGGTGGAAAACCGAGAGCGGCATCGTGCAACGCGGCCAGCAACTCGGAATCACGCGTAAGGAAGGCCAGCTCCTCGAGCAATTCAAGGCGCGCGTCTTCAAGGCGGCGGGCCCGGGCGAATGGATGGAAGACATGCTGCGCACGGTCGGCCGCGAGAGCGAAGAGCGTTACGAGCAGCTCTACGCCTACTTCAACGACGTCCCGCGCGACAAGAACGGCAACACGGAGGCCGCATGACGAAGCGAACGACGGCACTCCGCTATCCGGAAGGCACCGCCAAGGTCGGCACCGCGACCGTGCGCGAAGAGCGCGGCATCTCCGGATACGCCCAGCGCAAGCTCGCGCAGATCCACGGCACGCAGCCGAACAGCGAATTCGATGACATCGCCTCGTGCTCTGAGCCGGTCAAGTCGCTTGCGCCGGCGGCGCGCAAAACGCCGGCGCCGCGCGACGCGGCGAAGAAGGCGCTACAGGCGCTCGGGCGGCTGAAGGCGGGCGCGATGAACGCCACCGAACGCCGCTATGCCGTGCACCTCGAGCAGCGCAAGCAGGCCGGCGACGTCGTCTGGTTCCGCTTCGAGGGCATGAAGTTCCGCTTGGCTGACAGCACGTTCTACACGCCGGACTTCGCCGTGATGCTCGCGAGCGGCGAGCTGGAGTGTCACGAAGTGAAGGGCCATTGGCAAGACGACGCGCGGGTAAAGGTGAAGGTCGTCGCCGACCAGTACCCGCTTCGATTCATCGCGGTGACGGCAAATACGAAGAAGTCCGGCGGCGGCTGGGCGGTTGAGGAGTTTTGACATGGCAGGCAACAAGAAACCGCGCAAGCCCTACGTGGCGCGCTCGAAGCGCAAAGACATCGTCTCGTTTTTGTTCGAAGGAAACGACCCGCTCGACACGAGCGCTCGCACGGCGGTCCTGACTGCGGTGCATGCTGCAGCCTTCTCGCTGGCGCGCGGCACGAACGACAAGGATGCCTGGCACACGGTCACGAACGCTCTGAACATCGCGCAGATCCTGTGCGAGGACGCGGGAAACAACGAGATCGGCCTGAACGTTGTCTTCGCTGCTCAGAACGCCATGATCGAGTGCGCTGAGAACTTCCACAAGCGCGCCCGGCTCGTGTTCGGCACTGGCGGACTGCCCGCAGTGAACGCCGGCATCGAACTGTTTGAGCAGCTCATTGAGACGGTGACGAAGCTGCAGTACACCCGCGCGGCGGGCGAGTCTGTGCGCCGTGCCGAATTGAAACAGGTCGTCATGGTCCGCCGTGGCAAAGAGACGAAGCGCTTCGAACTGGAGGCCGCGTAATGGCCAAGGCGTGGAGCAAGGAAGAGATCGCGATCCTGCGCGAGATCGCTGCATCCGGAGAGACGCTGATAAGCCAGATGGATCGTCTGCCGGGCCGTACGTGGTATGCGGCGCGCTCGAAGGGCGTCAAGTGTGGCATCCACTTCTCCGAGGCAACGGCATGGACGGAGGAAGAGAAGCAGATCCTCAAAAAGATTTGGCGAGGCAGCCAGTCGATCAAGCTCGGCTTGAAGCAGTTGCCGCACCGTTCGTATGACGCCGCCAAGGGCGAAGCCCAGCGCTTGGGGCTGACGAGGCCGACGAAAAAGCTCGGCCGCACCGGTTACTCGTACGTCGAAACGGTCATCGCCGGCATCTTGGCCGAAGGCGTCCCAATGACCATCAATGATCTCGTCAAGACGTCCGGGCATTCCTATCACGCCATCGACAGCATTCTGCGCCGCCGTCGGGGCACGGCGTTTCACATCGATTCCTATACGCGGATTAGCACCTTCGGCGACGTGGCGGCGCGCTGGATGGTCGGTGGCGGCAAAGATGCCGAACGTCCGCCGCGGAAGTCTCCGTCGCAGTCCTGCCGCGAGTACCGCCTGCGGCAGCAGCTGAAGCGCGGCGGCTTTAACCCCTTCCTCACGATCGCACAACAGGTGGCTGAATGAAGCTCTATATCGCCGGGCCGATGTCGAATTATCCAGAACTCAACTTTCCGGCATTTCACACCGAGGCGGCGCGCCTGCGCGAGATGGGCTTCGAGATCGTCAATCCGGCGGAGATCGACGTCGGCCCGAATCCGACGTGGCTCAAATGCATGCGTGCGGACATCAAGCTGCTCGTCGACTGTGACGGCATCGCGCTGTTGCCGGGCTGGGAGCAGTCGGATGGTGCAAACGTCGAGCACACGCTCGCTCGCGGGCTCGGTCTGCGCGTCATGCAGGCTCGTCACATCGTCGGCCTGGCTGGAGACATACCGGTCATCTCACAAGCCGCCGTTGTCGAACTGCTCGACGAAGCGGAGGCCGCGTGAAGCGCTCCACGCCGCTCGCGCGCAAGACGCCCATGAATCGCTCGCCGTTCAAGACGGCCGATCGCGCGACGTCACTGCGCCGTTCGGCGATGAAGTCGCGCGTGAAGAAGCCGACGGTCGCGGAGGGCTCGAAGTATCTGGCGGCGTGCCGCGGCGAGCCCTGCTACCTGAACGTGAAGTGCCCGTGGACGGATTGGGCGGATCCGACGGTCGTCGATTGCCATTCGAATCAGTCGCGCCATGGGAAGGGCGGCGCGCTGAAGGCGAAACACTGGTTCACGGTGCCGGGCTGCGCAGCGTGTCACGAGTGGCTCGACCGCAGCGGCGCGCCGTGGGAACAGAAATGCGCGGCATTCGACGACGCGCTCGCGCGTTGGGAGCCGGTCCGCGCGCGAAAGATGGGTTTGAAGGAGGAAGAGGGTGCGGTGCTTAATTCGAATTCCGACGCACACGGGCTGGCGCACGCGGCGCGGCCGCAACGGGAAGCGGTATGCGATGGAGCCGTTCCGGATGACGGCGTCGCTGGAAACGATGGTTTATCGGCTGGCTCTGCCGAAGGTGCAGAGCAAGGATCGGCCCTTTGTCTGGGTTGATGCATGGATTCCCGAGGATCGGCGTGCAGGAATACCGATTCTCGACGATGCGTGGGTTGAGCCCGGGGTGTATCGCACGCGCGCGTTCGTAGACGACAACAGCAAAACCTTGGCGCCGTTCCTCGCGAGCGGCATGAACGAGATGGACCTGAGAGAGACGACAGCATGAACACGCTTCCCGCAGACTTCGATCCGCTTTTCGCTGCGCTCGGCATCCGCCGCCGCAACTGGAACCTCCCGCAACCGCAGAAGGTGACGAAATGACTCCCGACGCACAAGGAATCGTCTTCGTTGTCGTTTGGCCATTCGTCTGCGCCTTTGGGCTGTCGGCGTGGCTGCAATGGGAGACGCGTCGATGAACGTGGCTCAACTCTCGGGCGCGTGGCTCGACTACTGGACCGCACGCGCCGAAGGCCTGCAGCCTGAAGTGAAGCGCGCATGCGGCATGGACTGGTGCCAAGTCGATGTGCATTCCGTCGGCTACATCCAGTATCAGCCGTCCGACAACTGGCACATCGCCGCGCCGATTGCCGAGCGGCAGCGATACGTGACGTATCCGCGGCAGCGCGAGGACGGCACGCTCGAATGGCTCGCCGAATCGCAGATGAATCCGGACTTCCACGGGATCATGGTCGACGAGTCGCCGAAGGTCGCGATCTGTCGTCTCAGAGTCGCCGAGGCGTTTGGCTTCGAGGTCGAGCAGTGCGCGTAAACGGTGAAAATGTCTTAAGAAACAATTGTTTAGCTTAGGCGAATGAAATAGAATGTAGTGGTCCTAAATATGGAATGGGGAAATAGGATGGATCATGATCAGAGCGAGCAGATCGAAGAGTTGCTCCGCGAGTGGCACCGTTGGCAAGACGGCTATCGCCCGGCGCTCGGCACGCCGAGATGCGATCCGACGTGCCGCGACTACCGGAGTAGCGACAAGTACCTGACCGCCGAGGAAAAGGCAGAGATTGCTGATGCGCGGGCGTGGAAGATGCGCTCCGAGCAGGTCGATGTTTGTGTTGACGCGCTGACTTGGCAGCAGCGTGCGGCGATACACACCAGCATGCGTAATAAGCAATGCGGCTATGGTGTTTGGGGCACGGGTCAGGCGGGTGATCAGCACGCTGCCTATCAAGCGGCGAAGGAAGCGTTGCTTCCGATGCTCATGAGGCGCGATCTGATCAAGGTGCTGGAAGCGGAAATGGTGCATTCAAATTCTGCTTGTAAACAGCGCGAAGCTTGGGTATATTGACGCCGTGGTGCTAGAGGTGACTCTAGCGAAAACAGAACCCGCCCCGCGAAAGCCGGCGGGTTTTTGCGTTCTGATCCGCGCTTACTGCTCAGGGCAGGCACCCGGCTTCACACACGGGGCAGCGAGCGCGGATGAGAGCGCATCCCGTTCCGCTCGCCTGTGCGAATCCCCATTCCCGGAAGCTGCGGTTGTGTTCTCACCTTATTGGGCGCGCCATGTTCGACGTCGACGACGTGTTCGAGGGCTTCAGCATCTGGCTGAATATGTGGGCCCGTGCTGCATGGATCTTTTCGCGCGCGCTCGATGACACATCTAATTTGTTCGCGCGAGGCGATGACTGATGCCTGCTCGACCGAAGAGGCCGTGCAAGCATCGCGGATGCGGGACGCTCGTATCTGGCAACGACAACTATTGCGAGAAGCATCGGGCCGACGAGGTGAAGTGGAAGCCCGACGCGGTTCGCGGCAATCGTCATGCTCGTGGCTACGGCAACGCTTGGGTGAAGCGGCGCGAACGAATCCTTTTGCGTGACTGCGGGTTGTGCCAGCCATGCAAGCGCGCGGGCCATGTGACCATCGCGACCGAAGTCGATCACGTCGTTCCGAAGGCGCAAGGCGGATCGGACGAGGACAGCAACTTGCAGTCAATCTGCAAGGCCTGCCACAAGGACAAGACGGCCCGCGAGCCGAAGGCACGCTGAGCCCTGCGTCCGAAGCAGCAGCCCGCCTGTGGGCCAGCCTAGAGGCTGCCGCGTCGCCTGCCAGCGGCCCGGGGGGCCTCGAAAGTCTGGCGCGGAAGGCCTTGGGACCGTCCGCCCAACCGAATTTTCACAACCGCGAAAAATGAAATTCGGGTTTCGCCGTCCGGGCGTTCGGCGGCGAGTAAAAGTTACAACGCCATACCGGCGGAAAATCGCCGCAAACGGAGGGAAAAATGGCCGGAGTTCCGGGCCGCTCCGGACGCCGCGCCAAGCCCACGGCCAAGAAGGAGTTGGCCGGCAATCCGGGCAAGCGAGCACTAAATAAGGACGAACCCGACTTCGGGTTGGTCGAGAACATCGATGCGCCGGAGTGGATCGTCGCCGAGGCGCGCGACATGTGGGAGCGGGTCGTGCCGCTTCTGTGCTCTCAGAAGATCCTGCAGATGACGGATTTGCACATCGTCGAGTTGTTCTGCTCAGCCTACGGGAATTGGCGCGTAGCGCAGGCGGATCTCGTGCGCAATGGACCTGTCGTAGTTGGCGCGCAGGGCGGACCGACGAAGAACCCGGCGGCCACGGTGGTGAAAGAGTCTGCATCGCAGATTGCGACGTTCGGCGCGATGCTCGGGCTTGACCCGTCGAGCCGGCAGCGCCTTATGGGCGGCGGCAAGAAAAAGACGGACAACCCTTTCGGTGCGCTGCTCGGCAGCTAAACCATCATGGCAACAACGTATCCGCGCGTGGAGCAAGGGCTCCAGTTCGCGCGCGACGTCGTGCGCGGCAAGCGGCCGGCGGGCCGGCTCGTGCTGCTCGCCTGTCAGCGGCATTTGGACGACCTCGCGACGAGCCGCAAGAAAGATTGCAAGTGGAAGTTCGACGCTGTCGCAGCTGAGAAGAAGCTCGCGCTGATCGAGCTCATGCCGCACACGAAGGGCGAGTGGGCGTTCAAGCGCCAACTCGTGACGCTCGAGCCGTGGCAGAAATTCGGCTTGATGTGCACCTTCGGGTGGGTGAACAAGCGCACCGGCAAACGCCGGTTCCGCGAAAGCTACTGGGAAGTGCCTCGCAAGAACGGCAAGTCGGTGATTGCCGCGGGCGTGGGCATCGGCATGTTCGTGCTCGACGATGAGTTCGGCGCCGAAGTGTATGCCGGCGCGACGACCGAGAAGCAAGCGTGGGAAGTGTTCCGGCCCGCGCGGCTGATGGTGAAGCGCTCGCCGCTTCTCATCGAGGCCGCCGGCATCGAGGTGAACGCCTCGAACATGAACAAGCCGGAAGACGGCAGCCGCTTCGAGCCGCTGATCGGCAACCCGGGTGACGGCGCATCGCCGTCCTGCGCGATCGTCGACGAGTATCACGAGCACGATAGCTCGGCGCTGTACGAGACGATGCTGACCGGCATGGGCGCGCGTCGCCAGCCGCTCATGTTCATCATCACGACGGCCGGCGCGAACATCGAGGGGCCGTGCTACGACAAGCGGCGCCAGGTGATCGAGATGCTCGAGGGCACGGTGCCCGACGACGAGCTCTTCGGATGGATCTGGACCATCGACGAAGGCGACGATTGGACCGACCCGCGCGTGCTGGCGAAAGCCAACCCGAACATCGGCATCTCTGTCTATCAGGAGTATCTCGAGAGCCAGCAGCAGCGCGCGATCAAGTCGGCGCGCTTCACGAACACGTTCAAGACGAAGCATCTGAACGTCTGGACTTCGGCGAAGGCTGGCTACTTCAACCTTGAGGACTGGAAGAACTGCGCTGATCCGACGCTGACGCTCGAGCAGTTCGAAGGGCAGTCGTGCGTGCTTGGTCTTGACCTTGCGCGAAAGCTCGACATGAACAGCATGGCGCGGCTTTTCTGGCGCGACATCGACGGCCGGCGGCACTACTACAGCGTGGCGCCGCGCTTCTGGGTGCCAGAGGACACGGTGAACAATACCGAGAACCGACGCATGGCAGAGCGCTTTCAGGCGTGGGTCAATAGCGGGCATCTGCTGCCGACCGACGGGGCCGAGATCGACTATCGGGAAATTCTCGAAGAGGCGAAGGAGGCGAACAAGCTGTGCCCCGTTGAAGAGGTTCCGCTCGACCCGCACGGCGCGACAAACCTTTCGCATCAGCTCGACGACGAGGGGCTGACGCCGGTCACGATCACGCAGAACTACACCAACATGTCGGACCCGATGAAGGAGCTTGAGGCGGCGATCACGTCCGGCCGGTTCCATCACGACGGCAACCCGCTCATGACCTGGTGTATCGGCAACGTGGTCGGCAAGCACCTGCCGGGCAACGATGACATCGTGCGACCCATCAAGCAGGGCGACGACAACAAGATTGATGGAGCGGTCTCTCTGATCATGGCGATCGGCCGCGTATTGAACAAACAACCCGAAGCGGACCCGGAAATCATCGCTCTATGACTCAGCCCTGGTACAACGAGCAGCGCGTGCGCACGCCGGGATCGGTAATCCTGACGTCGTGGCGTGCGGAGCGGGAAGCCGCTCGCGCTCAAGGGCCGGCGAACTCCGTGCCCGTTTCCGGCATCACGCCGGGCACCGAAGCCTATTCGTGGCTGACGGGTCACATCGGCGCTGGTCGCGCGATCAGCGAACGCAGCGCGTTGAGCGTGTCCGCGGTATACGCGTGCGTGTCGCTGATCGGCGGCGCGCTGGCGAGCCTGACGCTGGAGACGTATCAGACGGACGGCGACAGCCGGAAGAAGTATCGCCCGCCTCTCTGGTGGCTGCTCAACGAGCAGATGCACCCGGCATGGTCGGCGCCCGTCGGATGGGAATTCGGCGCGCAGTCGCTGCTGCTAGAAGGCGACCTGTTCATGCGGATCCACCGCGTCTCGCCGTACTCGCCGGACGTCAAGTGGCTGGAGCCGATGCATCCGCTTTGCGTGGATGTGATTCGCGTGTCGCCTGAGCGGCGCGCGTATCTGTTCTCCACGCCCGAGGGCGTGATTCCGCTCGACCAAGACGACGTGATCCACGTTCCGGGACCGGGCTTCAACGGCCTGCGAGGGCTTTCGCAGATCCGTCACGTGCTGCGTCAGCCGGCATCGATCGCGCTTGCCGGCGGCGAGCAGGCGGAGACGATGATCGATCAGGGGCTGCGTCCCGATCTCGTGCTCAAGTCTGGCGACAAGCTGAACGGCGAGCAGATCGACAAGCTGCGCGGCCAATGGGCGGAGCGATATTCCGGCGCGAAGAACACGACGGCTCCGGTTGTCTTGCCGAACGGCATGGACGTCAAGGAAATCAGCATTTCGCCGCAGGATGCGCAGCTTCTGGACAACCGGAAGTTCAGCATCGAGGACATCGCGCGCATCTTCGGCGTGCCGCCGTTCATGATCGGCCAGACCGACAAGACGACGAGCTGGGGCAGCGGCGTCGAGCAGATGGGCATCGGCTTCGTGAAGTACACGTTGCAGCGCCATCTGGTCAAGATCGAGCAGGAATTCAACCGGAAGTTGTTCAAGACGGCGAGAAACTTCGTCGAGTTCAACGCAGCGACGCTCGAGCGCGGCGACTTCAAGACGCGCAACGATGGCTATCGAGTTGGTCTCGGTCGCGCCGGTGAGCCGGGCTGGCTGACGGTCAATGAGGTTCGCCGCATGGAAAACCTGCCGCCCGTCGAGGGCGGTGACACGCTAAACACCGGGGCAACGAATGCGCCAGAACCGAATCCTCCAGCTGCTGAATGAGAACCGGCAGGCGCCGCGCCGCTTCGGCATCGAAGCCAGCACCGAGGGCGACGAAGTCACCCTCTACCTGTATGACGTGATCGTCTCCGACGATTACTGGGGCGGCGTCTCGGCAACGTCCTTCGTGAAGGAACTTGCCGGAATCACGGCGGGCACGATTCATCTGCGCATCAATTCGCCGGGCGGCGATGTCTTCGGCGCGCGCGCTATGGAGGCGGCGATCCGCGGTCACTCGGCGCGCGTGGTCGCGCACATCGACGGGCTCGCGGCGAGCGCGGCGAGCTTCCTCGCGATGGCGGCCGACGAGATCGAGATTTCTGAGGGCGGCTTCTTCATGATCCACAAGGCGTGGACGATCGGCGTGGGCAATGCCGACGACATGCGCGGGCAGGCGGATCTGCTCGACAAGATCGACGCGTCGCTGGTGAACACCTATGCAAAGCGGACTGGCAAAGACGCCGAGGAAATCTCCGCGTGGATGGCCGCCGAGACGTGGTTCAACTCGGAAGAGGCGCTCGCGAACGGCTTCGCTGATCGTCTCGCTCAGCCTGCAGAGAAGGCGCAGGCGTCCGCGTGGAACCTCGGCGCGTACACGAACGCGCCCGCGCCCGGTGCGCCGCGCGCGAACGCCGAGCCGCCGGCGGCGCCGCCCGTTGCGAACGAGCCGGAAGCCCCGCCAGAGCCGCCCCGTGCGGCACCCGATTTTGCTGCAATGAAGCGTCGTTTGGACCTTCAGAACCGAATCTGACGCGCTCCCGCGTTCGATACAAGCCGCCCGCGAGGCGGCTTTTTTCATTCTCAACAGGAGAGGATATGAGCATCCAGCAACTGCGGGAGCGCCGTGACGCACTCGCGAAGAACATCGCCAACCTGATGGAAAACCACCAGGGCGATAAGTGGGGCGCGGACCAGGACAAAGCCTACGGCGATGGCATGGCCGAACTCGAGCGCATCAACGCCGAGATCAAGCGTCACGAGAACTACCTGCAGACGATCGCGGCGAATGCGCTCAACGGCAACACCGAAGGTCTGGTGAATCAGTTCACCCGCACGCCGGGCGCGCATGGCGACGAATCGCGCGCGCTGCGCGCATACCTGACCGGCGGCATGAACGCGCTGGCGCAGGAAGACCTCGCGCGCCTGCAGGCTCGTCAAGCGGTCGGTGACATCCGCAACGCGATGTCGACGACGACGCCGGGCGAAGGCGGCTATACGGTGGCGACCGAGTACTTCCGCCAGCTCACGCAGGCGATGAAGGCATACGGCGGCATCCGTTCGGTGGCGACCACGCTGCAGACCGGCACGGGCGCGCAGATGAACTTCCCGACGGCGGACGCCACGGCGGAGCAGGGTGAGATCGTCGGCCAGAACACCGCAGTGTCGGCCGGCGACACGACGTTCGGCAACAAGACGCTCGACGTGTACAAGTACTCGTCGAAGAAGATCGCGCTGCCGTTCGAGCTGATCCAGGACAGCATGTTCGATCTGGAAGGCTACATTCAGGCGCTGCTCGCGCTGCGTATCGGCCGCATCACGGCTGCCCACTTCACGACCGGCACGGGCACCGGCCAGCCGACCGGTCTCGTCACCGCGGCGACCGTCGGCAAGACGGGCACGACCGGCCAGACGGCCACCGTCATCTATGACGACCTGATCGACCTCGAGCACAGCGTCGATCCGGTCTATCGCGCTGGCGCCGGCTACCTGATGGCCGACTCGTCGCTGAAAGTCGTGCGCAAGATCAAAGACAGCCAAGGCCGTCCGATCTTCGTGCCGGGCTACGAGCAAGGCAACCCGGGCGGCGCGCCGGATCGTCTGCTCGGTCGTCCGATCACGATCGCGCAGGAAATGCCGGCGATGGCCGCGAACGCGAAGTCGATCGCATTCGGCGACTTCAGCAAGTACATCGTGCGCGAGGTGATGGACCTGACGATGTTCCGCATGACCGACTCGGCATTCACGCTGAACGGCCAGGTGGGGTTCGTGGCGTTCAACCGCCAAGGCGGCAATCTGATCGACGTCGGCGGCGCGGTCAAGCTGTATCAGAACTCGGCGACCTAAGCCGGGCTGATCGGGTGGGGCGGCCCGAGCGGGCTGCTCTTCTTCCACACGAACTGAGGATCGCATCATGGCAGAAGCCAAAACCACGAAGGCGCGCGTATTGGTCGCGTGCGAGCACGGAGAGCCGAACGAAGTCGTCGCACTCGACGCCGAGACGCTCAAGGCAGCGAAGGCGGCCGGCGTCGTCGACGACGAGCCCGCCGCAGTGAAGTACGCCGAATCGCTCAAGTAAGGAGCCGCTGTGCAACTGTTCGTCACCGTTCCGCCAGCCGCCGAGGCGATCAGTCTCGATGAGGCAAAGCTGCATCTGCGGGTCGACGGCAGCGACGATGACGAAGAGATCACCGGCTTCATCGTCGCCGCGCGCGAGCGCGCAGAGCAGGAACTGCAGCGGCCACTGCTGCCGCAAACCTGCGAGGCGCGCGGCGATGCTTTCCCGTGCGGCAAGCTGAAGCTCTGGAAAGACGTGCGCTCCGTGACGAGCGTCCAATATAAGGATGACTCCGGCGCGGTCGTGACGCTGCCGGCCGATCAGTATCGACTGATGTCGCGCGAGTTCCTCTCGCCGGTGGGCACGTGGCCGCGCGGCACGGAAGTCGTTGTGACGTTCATATGCGGCGCGTTCGACGCTGACGCTGTGCCGTCGACGGTCATCGCCTGGATGAAAATCCAACTCGGCGGGCTGTACGAAAACCGCGAGGCGGTGACGACCAATCAGCGGTTCGAGGCGCCAGGTCGGTTTGCCGACGGGTTGCTTGACCGCTGGCGCGCGCCGGAGTTGTGATGACGACCGACATCAACGAGTTCGACAAGCGCGTCACGGTGCGCCGCTGGCTCGACGTTCCAGATTCCGGTTTCGGCATCGAGCAGACGTTTGATGCCGGCATTCGCATCTGGGCGAAGATCGAGCCTGTTTCGAGCGGCATCTTCTTCGGCTCGAAGCAGCTTGAGCAATCGGTGACGCACCGATTCACGGTGCGGCGTTCGAGCCAGATCACCGAGGCGCTGATCACCGCCGAGCACGTCATCGAGTACCGCGGCGAGCGCTATCGGGTGAAGCGCACCATCGCGCTCGAAGGGCGTCGCGATCGCGTTGCAATCGATGCTGAATTGCTGGGGGCGCTATGAGCGATGGCGTCGAAGTCCACGTTGGATGGACAGGACATTCGCGAATCGACTTCGACAAGAAGAAGATCCGCAAGGTGATGCGCGCCCGCGGGCGCGACATACAGAAGGAAGCGCGGCGACTCGTCGCGCGGCGCGCGGTGTCCGAGCCCGGCGAGTATCCCGGCCGCGACACTGGCACGCTGTGGCGCAGCATCAAATCGAAGGTAAGCCGGTCAGGCTTCCTCGTGCGCATCGCGCCGCAGAAGACGCCCGAGATGGGCAAGGATTTTTACCCTGCGTTCTTGTGGTACGGCGTGCGCCGGAAGGGCGGCGCAGAGGGTTCCGGTTGGCGCATTGAAGCGCGCGCGAACTACATGACCGAAGCACTGGACCGACGGCGCGAAGTGTCGCAGACAACAATCAAGGCGGCGCTGCAAGACGCGCTGATCCCGCGATGAATCTCGAAGCAGTCATTGAACACATCCGAGCGCGCGCGCCAATCTTCGTGCAACGCGTCGCCGGCGCGGCGCAGTTCAAGATCCTTCCGGAAGCCGCAAACATGCCGGTCCCAGCGGCCTATGTGGTGCCGCTCGATGAGAATCCGGATCAGCAGCAGAGCAGCAACAGCTATCGACAGACGGTCGAGGACTCATTCGCCGTGATCGTCGTGCTGAGCAATACGGCAGACGAGCGCGGGCAGGGCGCAATCACGAGCGTCCATGACATCCGCAAGATTCTTTTCCAGACGCTTGTCGGGTGGGAGCCAGGTGAGGATTACGACCAGATCGAATATGACGGCGGGGCGCTCCTGCAGATGGACCGCGCGCGGCTCTACTACCAGTTCGAGTTCAAGGCTCAGTACGACATCTCGTACGAAGACACGTGGAAGTGGGTGCGCGACAACGAATTGCCGATGCTCAACGGGCTGAACGTCAAGGTCGATGCAATCGATCCAGCTGACCAGAATCACCCGAAACAAGATTTTCCAGACGACCCGAACGCCTACGAGGGCGGTTCACCCGGGCCGGATGGCCGCGCCGAGACCGGCGCAACGATCGACCTCCCGCAAACATAGGAGTTTCCCCATGCGTATCAAACCGGTATCCGGTCGGCAAGTGCCCGACCCGGAGAAGGGGGGCTATTTGCCCGAAGAAGGCCGAGAGGTCGAGCCGAATGTCTACTGGCTGCGCCGCATCGAAGACGGCGACGTGACCGAAGTAACCGCCGATGACGGCGAATCGCAACCCGTAAAAAAAGGGACCAAATAATGACCGTGCCATTTCAAAACGTCCCGGCCAAGGTGCTGGTCCCGCTCTTCTATGCGGAGGTCGACAACAGCCAGGCCGGCTATTTCTCGCAGACCGTGCGCACGCTGCTGATCGGTCAGAAGCTGGCCGCCGGCACCGGCGTGGCGAACGTGCCGCAACTCGTGTCGCGCCCGGATCAGGCGAAGACGCTTTTCGGCGTCGGCTCCATGCTTGCGCGCATGCACGCGAAGTATCGCGAAGGCGATTCCTTCGGCGAAGTCTGGTGTATCGCGCTTGACGATCCGGGTGCTGGCGCTGCCGCGACGGGCTCGTTGGCGATCGTCGGCACTGCGACCGCAGCGGGCACGCTGAGCGCATACATCGGTGGCGATCGCGTGCAGATCGCCGTTGCGGCGGCCGATGCCGCGGCCACGCTCGCAACGGCGCTCGCTGCAGCCATCAACGCGAACCCGGATCTCTATGTCACGGCGTCGGCGGCGGCTGGCACTGTCACGGTGACCGCCAAGAACAAGGGCGCGCTCGGCAACGATCTGCTGCTGCAGATGAATGCCAAGGGCGCGGCCGGTGGCGAATCGACGCCTGCTGGCCTGACGGTGACCGTGGGCGCGATGAGCGGCGGCACGGCGACGCCGTCACTGACGAACGCAATCGCGGCGATGGGCGATGAAGAATACGACTTCATCATCCAGCCCTATGCGGATACGACCAACCTTGACCTGTTCCGCGTCGCGATGAACGACACGACGGGTCGCTGGGCGTGGAACCGTCAAATCTACGGTCACGTGTACTCCGCGCTGCGCGGCACGTTCTCCGCGCTGCAAGCCGCGGGCGTCCTGCGCAACGATCAGCATATGACGGTCGCGGGCTTCCCGACGCTGATGCCGAATCCCGTCTGGGAATACGCGGCAGCGTACGGCGCGCGCAACGCTGTGTTCATTGCGGCGGACCCGGCGCGTCCGACGCAGACCGGCGAACTCACCGGCATCACGCCGGCACCGGCGAGCAATCGCTTCATCCAGACCGAGCGGCAGACGCTGCTTTCGTCGGGCATCGCGACGAGCTACGTGTCGGGCGGCGTGGTGCGCATCGAGCGCGCGATCACGACCTATCAGAAGAACCTCTGGGGTCAAGCCGATCCGTCGTATCTAGACAGCGAGACGATGCATCAGCTCGCGGCGATCATCCGCCGGCTGCGCAGCGTGATCACGACGAAGTACCCGCGTCACAAGCTGGCCGACGATGGCACGCGTTTCGGCGCCGGTGCTGCGATCGTCACGCCTAGCGTGATCCGCGGTGAGCTCGCGGCGCAATACGCGGCGATGGAGGACGAAGGCCTGGTCGAGAACGCGAAGGCCTTCGCGGACAACCTCATCGTCGAGCGCAACGCCGACGACCCGAACCGGCTCGATGTGCTGTTCCCGCCGGACCTCGTCAACCAGCTGCGCGTGTTCGCTGTGCTCGCACAGTTCCGCCTGCAATATTAAGGAGTAGCACATGGGTAAGCGCGTAGCAGGAA